TACACCACCAGAAGAATACCTGATTTCGTTTTCCAGTTGGAGGATGTAGTTATAAACTGGTTCGGGCACCTCAAAGTGTTCCAGTTCTCTTTGATTATTATAACACGAAATATAAGAACTCATTCTTCTTCTCTTGTAATGCTAATAAATCCACACCCTTCTTCTCCACAACCACATACAACATAACGAGTTGATAGAATATCTTTCACATCAATCTCTCCTCTCTTCACACGAGAGTTGTAGATATTTTGTGCCTTGATTGCAGCAGCAATATCTTTTTTAGACATCCAACGATAACTCATAGTTTTTCAACCTCATTAGCAATTTCACGCAAAACCTGAATCGGGCATTCCATTTCCCCTAAATCTGTGCATAACCGATCAGCAACCTCGTTGATTACACGGGCAATCAACTTTTGACGATCACCACTTTTGGGTCTCATAGAGAGTTCCATTGTTGATTCCAAAATTTGGAGTGCTCGTTGTGTAGTCATACTTCCCAATCTCTCCCCTCCCAGTCAATCAGGCACATATTCGTTTGTTCCTTATCAGTATAATTCTCATAAGCATACTGCCGACACTCTTCTTCTGTTCCCTCAAATAACATTTCATACATTTTACCGTGGTCTCCATCGTAGGTAATCTGATAGAGACCCCATTCATCATAACAATCAGGAAAGAACGGCATTATTCCAACTCCTTTTCTTTTTGAAGTTCATAAAACATAGCATTTAGAAACTCAATTGCGTGTTTCCCAACAATCCAAGCATCCTTATCTTCAAAGAACCTGTCCCCTACGGTTCTCATATCATAACCCTCTTTGGTTACATCAAAGAAAGCAAGAGTATAGCAGAAATCATTTTCGTTATGTTTATACCATTTGACGAGTTCATACTTGTTGTTGCATTTACTCCAACGGAACTCAACATCACGAAATCTCATTGTTGTGCCTCCTGATGTTGTTGTTTAATGTATTTGGAGAGTTCCATAATATCATCTCTCATCGCACTACCTTCACCAGATTTAGCAATCTCATCATAAAGATTGGTGATGGCAATGGAGATAATCGTGATTTGTCGTTCAGTGAGATTGAGGTTAGTCATTCCTTTGGTTGCTTATGAGAGTATTATACTACAAAAAAGAGCACCTATGGGGTGCTCTGGGACACTTGTTCAGATGGCACAGGAGGTGGAGGAGGAGGTTGAGTTGTTTGTTGAACAGGGGGAAGTGTGACGGGAGCAGGAATGGTTGTAATTGGTTGTTCTTTTGGTTGTTGTGTTTGTTTCAGTTGTTCTTCAAGTTGTTGAATTCGTTCTTCATAAATCTTTGGTTGTTGATTGTCGTCTTGTGCTAATTTCCATCCAGCAGCACCAGCAGCAAAGATACTTGCGAGTGCGGCAAAAACAGAAACAGTTTTAGTGAAACTCATAGGTATTCGCTCTCATCAAAAGTAAAGTATTCGTGAATAGCAGACATTACAGCATCTTCAATTGCCTCAATAATAGCACCTTCACTGGGATTTTCTACGTGTTTATGAGCACGGTGCCATCCCTGACGCACACCTTCTTCAATTGCAAGATTAAGAATATGATAGATTTTAGGTTTCATCACAAGATCTCCCAATCACATTCCCAATTACAATCGTTGCTTACATTGACCCAGAAGAAGTATTTTTGGTTCTCACTGGCGAGAAACAGCATACCGTCTCCCTTATCCTGCTCCACAATACAGATAGGATTGTTACCCATCATATTACAGAGTCTGTTCTTCGCTTTGCTGCTTTTGGGTCTTACAGTCACTCTTCGCATTGTTCTTCCTCATCAGTCAGGACAGTTCCCATAGGACCCTTTTTCAGTCGTGCCCACTCTTCTTCTGCTTGTTTCCAATCCTCAAACTTACCTTTCAAATCTTCTGCGAGAGTGAGTTCGAACTCTTCTGCAACCTTACGCATATTCTCTACACTTCGGTCCTCACCAAATGCGACACCACAAGCACCTTTCATAATGGTAAGTTCATTGTGACCCATCGCACGGGCAACAGTTGCGAAGAAACGAAACAGTTGATAAACATTAAGGTCTTCAGCAGGAACCTGAAAAGTATAATGCTCTTCAGGGAGCACAGTATCATCAAAACCACTGCTGAAATGAGTAGAAGTCCATTCAGTATCAAACTGAACTTTGAGAGATGCCTTGTAAGTCATTGGTCTGTTGTGTATGAGAATATTATAAGGCAAAAACCACCCCAGAGCAAGTGGAGTGGTCCAGTTCGTCAAGTGTCCTTACCATATCCTGCGAGAGGGTCAATGTCGTTAAGTTCATTATACAGCAACCTCGCAAAAATAAGATGTGGTTTTTCTCTTGTTTCAATCGCTGAACTAGTCGCCACTGCCCACATAATATCCAGTTGTAGTTTATCAGGAAGTTCAGTCATTTCCAAACCACCATAAGGTCAAAAAGGACAAAGTAAATCCGAAGTTCAGGAAACTAAAACTCACTTCAAGTATTCTACCACTACCCATCACAAGACTGAAATAAGGAAATCGCCGTCCATAAACCGCAGTATAGAAGCATCCCTGAAAGACACACCAGTGCTTAAACCTTAAGAGTGTGATATAAAAATCGTGCCCATAATCTTCACGATGCTTAAATTGTATGAGTTTCATTCTTCCAATTCCTGTGCGAGTTGCAGCATATCATTTTTATCAAGCACTAGTATATCGTTCTGTGCCTGATAAAATCTCACAGTTTCGGCAGCAGTCTTCAGAATTGCAGCAACAAGTTTTTCTTCTGTATCAGCACCAGCGTTTCGTGCCTCCCATACAGCGTTCATCAATGCTTGTGATCTCTCTGACATATTCAAAAACTGGATGCTCATATACTATAAGACCCCTGACAGGAATTGTCAAGGGTCAGATGGATGGTTTTAAACTTGTCTATTGTGTCAGAATCTCCTTACAAATACGCTTACATAATGCTCGATCATCACTACATTCAATTAAGCACTGATAATAATCATTAATTAATTCTTCTTGATTCACATAATCATTAATTGTTTTTTCAAGATGACCCCAAGAAGCAAGTTGGTTATGAGAAATTAAATTGTGCATAATACCTCCACGCACAAAATGTATTCATAATAAAGAGTATTTATGTTGTAGTGCTCTCACATTACTATTTTATCATATTATTTGGATTTTATGACATTTACTTTACAGAACTTAATCACGACGACGCCAATTTTCTTCATCATTACCATCTCTATCTCTACCAAACCATTCAGCAATCTCATCAGGAGAATCAAAACCTCTTACACCACCTCTTTCGTGTCCCAATCCACCAATATCCAACTGATTGAGGAAATCATCCAGATCACCTTCTTGCATCGTTGGATTTTCTGATTTTCTTCTTGCTTGACGAAGAAACTTTGCTGCAGTTGGATTCACATTCGCAAGTTTTTCTGCCCATATAATTTCGTTGAGTTCTACAGTTTCTCTTTTCGCAATCTTTTCACAAATACCCTCAAGTTTCAATCTATATTGTGTAGAAAGCATCTATAACTTCTCCATATGTGGTTATTTATTTCTGCGGAAATATTCTTTATAATACTTCTTTTTTAATTCACAAATATAATCATATGCTTCCTTATCTTCAAGACAGTCAAGAATATATGATACTCCTTCCAATTCACTCAACAATCTCGCTATTGTTGTCGGACATTCTGGACTGACGTTCCATTTGGATTTCATTTTCAATTTCTTTGGCAAGTTTTAATGCACGACGCCACATCAGATATTTTACTATCGGGTTACGGGGATTATTCAATAACCACCATTTACGCTTCTGATATTCAAATGTCAAGATTCTTATTACATAATCAAAAGCAGCGGCAACACTACTATCAGTTACGATAAAGTATGCCACCACTGCAAATATAATGAACCATATGTAATAAGACATATTCATTTTTTAGATTGTATAGTATTTAATCTTGATAAGTTTTAACATTTCTCACACAGATCTTAAACTTTTCCCATTCTGCATCAGAAAAATTATCAGAAGCATAAGGAATACCAACGATTGCTGCACAAAGACGATTCACATTAATTGGATAAACCTCTTGAGCAAATGCTGCTGGAGAAAAAAGAATGACTGTCGAAGCGAGTAGAGTTTTCATAGAAATTGATCCAAACTTGAAACAGATTGACCTTTGACCGCTTTTGCAATATAAGTTCTTGCTGCTTTATAGTTGTTTGCAGTATGAACTTGATGTCCATTATGAATAATAATGAACTTTTTTCCAAAAGGAACTGCTGCCCATTGGAGATCTTTTGTCACATAACCTGCAGGGTCTCCCGGTTTTGGATTCAGAAGACCCTCATTTGGAATATTCATCAAAATACAGCAGTCACAGAAATAACTTTAGCAGTAGGGTTGCGAGAAATTGCAGTTCGTTTGGCATCATCATAGTCCCGTGCTTGAACTTCTTCATAGAAGACCTTACCAGCAACATAGAGTTGGACTTTGCAACGCATTTGAGGATTCCTCCTTTGTGTATGAGAGTATTATAAGAGAAATAGAAGTGGGTTCTGTGCCCACTGTGACAGTTCGAAAGGTGTCACCTGCGAACCACCGACACAGCAACCTCACCGTGCTTGAAGATCGTATCAGTCACGGTCTGAACTGCCTTCGCAGTGCCCGCAGATGCCTTGTCAAAGGTCGGGCAGATCACCAGACCATAGGATTTGGTGTAGGACGCCAGATCGCCTGCCTGAAGCGTCCCAGAGCGGATTGCAGCGGCATCGTGAGGGTGCAGACGCAGAGTCCGCCCAACCGTCTGACCGATCCCCACAACGTCCATAGAACGCATGAAGACGACCGCTTCCAGAGCAGAAATGTTAATACCTTCACAAAGCACTGAATGGTGAAAAACAACGAATTTCTTATTCACATTCTTACCCCAAGCATTCAACGTGTCAAAGAACTGCTCACGATTGACCTTCTGACCGTCAATAAAAGCACCGTGCTTGGCAGTAATATGCATCACAGAATAACCCTGCTCTGCAACCTGCTCTGCAAAATCACTTTCAGAAAGCAGACCAATGATATGCTTGGTCGCTTTGGCACAAATCAGAATCTTATTGACAGGATGATCGGCAATCGTCTGCAGCAGATACTCACAGTCCCGTTGAGCAATATCCTCACCCTTGACCGAAAGACGCATTTGCTTGGCGATCACATTGGGAGGAATGATATAACCATTCTTCACCAGTTCAGGAGCAGGAACTTTAGCGATGATATTACCGTAGACAGCAACATCATTCATACCGGGTTTGGAGATCGTTGTTGAATATCGGGGCGTGGCAGTAAAAAAATACGCACGACCTGCTTCAGAAGCAAAATGCTCAACGGCAGGAAAGAAGTGCCGCTGAACACTATTATGTGCTTCGTCCATATAAATGGTATTGACATGAATATCAGCACGAACAATCTGCTGCAGAGAGTTGTAAGTGGTAAAGATCAGTTTGTGACCAGAAGTGTTCTCATACCAAGTGCGAATCACATTGGGGCGAGTGCTGCTGAAGTGATGAGTCTCACCACTATGAACATGCATCACAGAAGCATTCGTGATGAACTCAAGGTATTCTGCAGACAACTGCTCTGCCAAGAGAATGCGGGGGCACACCACTACAATGGTCTGGGAAGTTTCTTTCAGAAACTCTTGAATGGCATCAAAGATCCCTACATTGGTTTTACCTCCTCCGGTAGGGAACACGCACACCCCTTTGGAGTGCTGACGAAGAGCGTCAAGAGCAGTCTGTTGGTGAGGACGGAGTTGAATCACGGGTCTCATTGAATATAGAAATATTATACAGCAAAAAGAGGTCCTTGTGAGACCCCTTGTGCCAGTTCTTAAAGTGTCCTATAAAAGCTTAGATCCTTATCTTCAACAGGAACAAACCTATTCTAATGGGATTCTTGAGGTTTGTCAAGAACAGAATTATTAAACATCTTCATTTAGATACTTTTGAGAATATAGTATTGACCACATTCGTTCTGCGGTGTAAGCATACCCTATATTATTTTTTCTTTCAAAAATCTTTAAATATTTTTCATAAAAACTTTTTGGATAATAACGAACTCTTTCTGATGATATGCAAAATTGTCCACAAGTAGCATATTCAACTTTTTCAAATTTGGGAGGTTTTTCAAAAAGTTCTACATATGTTTCGACTAATTCTGTTTCATTTACATTTTCAGTTGTATACCAATCGGTTAATGGAATATAATCAAAATCTTCAACTTGAATTTTTTTCCTCTTTTCTTGATCCAAAAAACAATCTAGAAATCTTTCCACATTTCCTATAAAATGATAATGAGGACTTCCTTGTAAAAATATCAAATAATTTGGTAGAGAATCATAATTATTTACAATGTGATAAACCCAACTATGGTGCTCTAATCCAATATTTGGGAGTCTGATAAATGGATATGATAAATTATCTTCTCCTTTATTGTAAATAACACAACAATCCAAATAAGGTTTTATCCAGGATAGTCCTTCATCATAACGATTTATAATAATATTTGTGTCTTTACCAGAAAGGTTCTTTGCTGTATCCAAAATATTCAAAGTCATCTTTATAAGTCTCTTGCACAAATTGAATCAATTCGTCAGTATATAGTTTACTATAATTACGATCATATTCTGCTTGATTGAATTTGAATTTATTAATTTCTTTAAGTTTAAAATCCTTTTCCAAATCTTTTAAATCCGTTTCCATTTTATAAATTTTATCACATTTTATATTGTTGTTAATGTCTTTTAAATAATCAACTTGATTTACAAGATAATTGCACGGATCCATTTTCAATATTTTGTTAATTTTTTCGTGATTTATAAACTCGGTTGGAGATGGTATGGAAAATTCAAAATATTGATCTAGATAATAAATGCTTGCATAATAATGGGATATAAACTTTGTATATGGATTTCTGACGGTAGTCATAATTTTTTCATGATTATACATTCCAGATTTTTGCCATACCCAAAGAGGAGAGTGTTGCACTTGAAATAATAATTTTGACTTGGCAATAATAAAATATTCAATTGATATTAATCCCGTCTTTACACATTCACTTTCACACTGCTCCCATAATAAATTCACAATAGGAGCACTTATATCACTAAAATTTTTATCAAAAATGAAATATTCTCCAAAATAATATTTAACAATAATTTTCTTAAGATTCCCACCAGACGTTTTTGGTATGTGAATATACATCCAACCGTCTGCGATTAATTTAAACATTCACTCCAATTTATTAAAAAGACCTAAAGCACCATTTTTTCCAATTTCAACATTATATTCTTTTCCAACTTCCGCAGAAGCATAATCAAATCTTTTAAATTCTTTGCCATTTATAGTTACTTGCCCATCAAAACAAACAAAATAAGAGTTTGGATTATTAATAGACACAATACTATCAGTATTTTTAATTAAACGACCATCCCATTTCACACTTTTGTCCAATGTATTGAAACCAATGTAATTAAAATCAGTTTCTGCTTCCATTGCACCTGGTTTATACAAATATTCAGAAACATCATATAATTTTCCTTCTTCCGAATCAAGAGTAGTATAATTAGAGTCAAAAAGAGGTCCCATTTTTCCTCTACCTTTTATTGCATAAAGATAGAGTGTATATATTTTACTCGGATCTTCGGCCGCAACATATCCAGCTTCACCTATATTTACACAAAGAATGAATTCATCATATTTTTTTAAAAATCTCTTATATTTTGGAGACCCGTCCTTGTTTTGATAATGCGTTTCCGGAAGTTTCATAAGTTAAATCAATCCAATTTGATTTTATTCATTTTATATGTAGTTGAAATCAATTCATCACTATTCATAACAATGACACGATTTAATTGAGTTTGAATATCTACACTTTCAATGACTTCAGATGTTACATTTTGCGGTAAAGTTGGTTCTTCAGATTCTTGTTGTAAAATCAGATAAACTCCTGCTCTCATAATAGAAGCAACAAATTGATTATAATCACCCATATCAATATTATAACAATTTATTGCCACTGGAGCATATTCGTCAATTGATGTTGGCGAATTTTGCCTACAAAATTTCACAATAATTTGGTCCGTTTCTTCAATGTATTCTATAATTTTAAATATTAAATTCATAGTTGTTAATTTTTGTGATAATAAACATTATTTATTTGTTTATTCTTGAATTAACCCCCAAGAAGATAAAATATATTTGGTTTGATTTATGGGTGGATTTCCTCTATGAGTATGAGTAAATCCTGCAGGAAAAATAATAACTCTACCTGCCTGTGATTTGACTCTCTTATTTAAATATAAGAACTCCGTTTCTCCACCTTCTTCAATTTCATTCAAATACATTTGGACAACAAAAATTCTTGATGCTGAACATAAATTAGCACTTTCATAATGCCAATCATGAAATCCTCCACCAGCAGGAATTTTCTTTGCTTTTACATCATAAATCAAAAACTTTCCTTTTGATAAAATACTGTATGTTGAAATATAATCATTGACACAATTTTGAATTGCTGGAAAAAAATGCTCCCCAATCCAAGTCCAAGCAGATAAATCATAGTTATGAGACATATTATTAAACTTATGGTCTATTCTATGACTTTTCTCATCTGCTTGAAAAATCAGCGTATTTTTTTCTAGTTCTTCAATATAGTTTATGAAGTAATCACACTCTTGCTGTGATAAAACATTGTCATAAATTGATAAAAAATCTTTCATTGAAATTAAATTAAATTAAGTTACTGAACCATTATACTGTATTGCACCGTGTAATGTGCCACTTCCCGAAATTGTAACTGATCCACTACCAGAAGTTACAATAATTCCGTTTCCATTTGAACCTGCAGGTCCTCCTCCTCCACTTGTTACATTTCCACTTCCATTTGCTCCGTTTTGAGCAGCATTGCTTGGATCTCCACCTGCTCCACCTGCTCCAGCATTTGCCCCACCACCAGAACCACCACCACCACCTAATCCTCTAACTGTGGCAGTTGAATCATTTCCATCAGCACCCATGCCGCCAAAACCATAATAACCACTATTTGTAGTAAAACCTCTTGTGCCAATGGATAATCCAGCACCACCTCCACCGCCGCCGCCGGAAGATCCGGCATCTTGTTGGTTTTTATCTGGGTCATTCGCAGCATTTCCACCCGCACCGCCGCCGCCATAACCACATTGAATATAACCACTATTAATTAAAGTTGATCCAGAGTATTCTATTCCTAAAGCACTTGTTCCATTTCCACCCGCACCACCGTTTGCATTTCCTCCCTGACCACCAGAACCAAAAATTTGACCTGAAGAACCAATATCTAATTGAAGAGTCGTTCCAGATTCCCAAGACCCAGTTCTTAATGCAACATTACTTGTGGCACCTGATGAAGATCCAAAAGTTTTATTAACATTAATAAAGATTTTTTTTCCAGATCCACTACCGGGAGCTCCTCTAAATCCTCCTATAACTCTTAAATTATTGTTATTATATTTTACTCTGGCATTAACTCTAAACTCTGTTGGTCCAGAATGACAATCAACAACAATATTTAATCTTTTACTGTAGAAATCAGTGAATCTAATCTGACCAGATTGGGGAATTCCACTATCAAGTGGTAGATTGCTTAAAGATCCTACACTTTCAGTAACTCTATAAGATCCCAATCTGTTACCACTTGGAACTCCAAATTCATCCGCAATTTGAGAAAAACTTATTTGCCCAGAACTTTGAAGTGCCATTTATGACCGACTTTTCTTTTTATTTATAGGTTTTCCAGTATTTTTGGGAAATATATCCCATCGAATGAGACAAATATTCTTCCTTTAAAACTAATGTTACATCACCAATGATTGCCAATCTTTCACCTTCAAAATCAGAACTCATAGCACTTGTCGAATGTGTAATTTTACTTGGGAAAAGAATAATATTTCCTTCATTCGGAACCATAAAAAACGTTTCACAATTTACGTTATTATAATCTTTAACAAATTGTCTAGAATAATCTTGATGATCTTTTGTCATCCCAAGAAATAAACTATTTGGCAAATGTTGATTTGAAAATTTCAATGCATGAGCATTTTGTGGAACATTTACATAATATGCAAAAGAAATGTGACTGGTTGAATGAATATGCCAAGGAATCTCATCTTTTGAATTTTGGGATCTTGATAACCAAGTTTTAGTAATAGCAAAATCAAAAACATCTTTCAGCAATAGAACATTTTGAGCATAATTTTTAATATGCTCAACAATTTCTTCAAATAAAGGATTTAAACTTTCCTCTAAATGTAATAAAGGATTACCAACATTTTCACTGACAGTCGTGTTAAATTGATCCCTTTTCCAATCATATTTTGGATAAACTTTATAAAATGATTTTTTATAAGTTTTATGATTTTCAATTTCTCCAACATAAGCAGTTGTTGGAAAAAAATTAATAACTTCAAAATTCATAGTGTGTTATACCGAAGTGCCGCTAATATATTTCCATCCAGCAGTGGATGCATCATAATATTCTAAACGATTTAAAGTAGTATTATACACCATAGCACCACCTAACATACCAGTCAAATTATTTCTTTGCGTCGTAGTCACTCTTGGCGGATACATATACATTTTATTTGCAAATGCACCGGTCAATTCCTTCCCAGCATCTGCAAAATCAACAACAGATCTTAACGAAGTGGTTCCCACCCCAACACTACCAAATATAGCACTTGTTGTTAAAGCATCAAATCCTACACCATTTGTGATAGAAGATGTTTTAACTCCAACAGATCCTTGTGGATTAACAATAAATCTACTACTTGGAGATGAATTAATTTCTAATGGATTATTATTTGGATTTGTTGTTCCAATTCCAACAGAAAAATCAAATAATGCCCTGTCTGTAACTTGGATATCATTAAAAGTAGAAATTCCAGATGAAGCGTTTACATTACCAGTTAAATTACCAGTTACATTTGCAGTTATGGCACCTAATACAAGAGATCCATTAATAGTTAAATCACCACTTATTTCTACATTATTTCCAAAGTAAGCATTGGATGTTACAGTTGATGTTCCAACAACGTGTAAAGTATTGACTGGATTTGTAATCGCAATTCCCAACTTGCCATCATAAGTAAGTGCCATCAATCTAGCAAAATTCTTTCTTCTATGCCAATAAAAGTTTCCAGTGCTAATTCCGGGAGTTCCTGCTTCCAGATAGAAGTTTAAGTTTCCGGTAGAATAATTAATAATATCAAGAGAAGTTCCATTACTGTATGGGAAAAGACCAGAAGTGTTTCCAAATCTCAAAACGCCATTTGAAGATTCTAAAGAATTACTTCTTCCAATTGAAATTACTGCAGATTGAGTGTCACTTGTAACTAAAATAGAAGCAGCAGTGGCATTTTTAATTTGGAAATCTCCAATTGGAAGATTGGTTCCAATACCAATACTCGTTTGAGAAACTAGAGTTGTAGTTGTAGTGAGGCCAGAAACGCCAAGAGTTGTTGTAGTTATAATACCACTTGCGTTCAAATTAGAAGCAGTTATATTTGCAACCGTAATAGATGGACCTCCAGTAAGAGATTGTGCTGTGCTGGCAGTTCCTGTTACATTTCCAACAAAACTTGATGCAGTTATAATACCAGAAACATTAATGTCTGATGGAAGTCTGCTATTTGATAGTGTTCCTGAAGAAATATTGGAGGCATTAATTGCTGCAATATTAGTGCCAGATCCAACAAAACTTGATGCAGTTATAATACCAGAAACATTAATATCATTTGGTAATCTAGAGTTTGATAAAGTTCCGGAAGAAATATTAGAG